TGGTCGGGGGGCATACCTGAATTAGAATTTGTCATTCAATCCTTAGACACTGCTTTTTCAAAAAAAGATTCTGCAGACTATAGTGCTATAACCACGTGGGGTGTATTTAGACCAACTGAAGATTCTCCATCTTGTTTGATGTTACTTGATGCACTGAAAGGTCGTTGGGATTTTCCTGAATTAAAAGCAGTTGCAACTGAACAATATACGTATTGGAAACCAGAAGCATGTATCATTGAGGCAAAGGCCAGTGGACTACCGCTCATTCAAGAATTACGTAGAACTGGAATACCTGTCCAAGAATTTGTCCCTGGTCGAGGAAAGGATAAAGTTTCACGTGTGAATGCTGTATCTCCTGTCTTTTCATCTGGTATGGTTTTTTACCCTGAAGGTAAGCAATTTGCCCATGAAGTCATTGAAGAATGCGCAGCATTTCCTCACGGGGATAATGACGACCTCGTGGACAGTACCACACAAGCTGTGTTAAGATACAGAGAAGGCAATTTTGTTTCAGCTGATTTCGATTATGAACCTACAGATGAAGTAAGAATGCCTCAAGAATATAAATATTATACATAAAAACCATGGCTGAAAACGATAGTAACGTAATATTAGATTATGATGAAATAGCTAATCTAGATGATGCAAAACTAGAAGAAGCCAAAAAGAAATTTCAAGATACTGCTTATACAATGGTTCGAGATGTAACACCCGTGGTCGGTGAGTTACAGTCCTATAAGTATGCAATGCAAGACGCTGAGACTTTAGCAAAAGCTGCAAGAGGCGAAGAAGGGTATGATGATATGACTCCAATCGAAGCTTTGGGGTACGCTGGTCTAACTGCACTCGGTGTTGCGGGGACTATTCCATTAGTAGGCCCTGTCGCTAAATACGCAGCCAAAGGAATTCGATCATTGATGCCGAAACGTGGACAACGGACGCTGGAACCTGCACAACCACCGAGAGGTGCTGAATCACAAGAACCTTTAGAAGCCTTTCAAAGAACGATTCGAGAAGATCCAGGTTTTAATTATTTTGTTTCTCAGTTACCTCAATACCGACAAGACCCAGGTAGATTTGGAGATAACTATCGTGAGTACATAGCTCTACCTGAAGATATGAGAAACACTTATAGAGATATTGCTGCTGCCCCTGGACGATCGCTGACGAAACAAATTGAAGAGGGAATAGAAGTTACAAAACAAATGAATCAAATAGATAAAAATAGAAAAAATTTTGATGCAAAAGTAAATGCAAATTCATCAAGAGCATTAACAGTCCCACAAGCTCCATTAACGTTTGGTAAAGGACTAAGAGCTAATCAAGATAATACTACTAGATCTTATTTGGGTTCAGTAGCATTTGATGAGGTAAACAAGTTACCAACTGAATTAGCGACACCTCAAGAGTGGATGGGTCTTTTGAAAGGTCTAAGAAACAAAGGTGTAAAGAGTGAAGAATTATCTGATGCAGGTTTATTAGACTTTGGAAAAGGTAATGAAATTGTAGGCGGAGATTTATACAATTTATCAAAAGAACAACCTAAAGTTAAAATTACTAAAAGTGAAATTCTATCTGCATTGGAATCTAACCCAGCTTACAGAATGAAAATTAAAGATTATCAAATGCCTCTCAATACTCAGGAAATATTAGATGTCTATCCTACGTTTGCTAAATTGAGTAGAGATGTAGACTCTATGATTTTAAAAAAATCAACTGAGATAGAGGATATTGCAGCAAGGTCTAATTTAACTGCAATCACAAATGGATTAAATACGGATAGAGGAATATTTAATGATTTGGCATCAAGTTTATCTACCAATCGTAATAATTTAAATTCCTTAAAACAAACGAAAAGACGATTGACTGAAGTAATAGATCAATTCAAAGATAATGATAAATTAATGGTACGAGCGTTACTTGAGGAATATGATAAAGCAATAAATTTAGCAGAAAAAGGAATACGAGCTACTGATGCACCAAGACACCAAGGAACTTTTCCTGCAGGAGGATTTGATTACAAGGAAAAACTTTTATATTTAGATGAGCCTATTCCTGGTAATTCTGTAAGTAAAAGAGTTTACTCAGTTCATTTTAATGAACCTAATAATGTTACATTTGTAAGATATGATACAAGAGGAGTGGATAATTACGGAGACACTTATTTTATGGTTGAACTACAATCAGACCCTCATCAAAGTTTAACAAAATCTGGATCACAACATTTTAAAGATTATAGAGCAGGAGATTCTACTGTTAACCCTTTTGATATGAAAAGAAAAAATCCTTACAGTAAAAATATTAGATTTAGAATTAAAAAAAGAGAGATTCAAGATCTCTTAGATGAACAAGCAGCAATCAATAAAGTTGCAATGGATAGACCGCTTGCGCCACCCGAACTAGAACGTCTTGATACATTAATGAAAGAAATTAAGGTAAAAGAAAGAGAACTAAACAGAATGCCTGCAAGACAGGGAACTGCACAATCAAGTAGTTATGAAACTGGAACTTTATATGACACAGATGCAAAAACCTATGACTATTTTCCAATGGGTAATGAATCTACTTGGGTCAAAGCAAATGTTAGATCATTAGTAAGTGATGCGAGAAAAGAAGGTAAAAGATATGTGGCATTAGCTCCTGCAGATTTCTTTCAAATGAATATTAATAACAAACAAAAAATTGAACAATTTTATGGGTTAGGAAACAAAGAATTAGATAATAAATTTTTAGACCCAGATGGAAAATTTTTAAATAAAGATGGAAAGGGATTTGGTAAATATAGAATTTGGGAAACAAAACAAGTAGGTGATAGAAGGGTAACTAATCCTACAGATAAAATTGGAGGGACTGCTGTGGTTCCAAAGGCAATGCAAGAAGTAGCAAAAGAATTAGGAGCAAAATATACTACCAAAAAAGTGTACCACACTGATGCAAAAAAACCTTATAAAATCTTCGATTCTGAAAAAAATATTCCAGTATATGCTTTCGAAAAACAATACCAAATGGAGGAATTTTTTGACAATATGAATTATAGAAGTGGATTAGAGAAAATTAAGATGGATGCTGATGATCCTAGAAATTTTGTCGAAAGTATAGTAATAGATTTACAAGGGACTAATAAAAAAGCTAAAATGAAAGCTTACAAACTTGGAGGATTTGTGCAGGTTGATAGATCGAACTTTGCACCTTTATTTTAATGATTGATAAATATATTAAACAAGCAATAAGTGGTGGTGCAAATGTTTCTAAAAGTATCGAAGGACAAATAAAGCAGCCTCAAAAAGTTTCAGGAGGAGTAGAGGGTATTAAAAAGGAACAAGGTTTAAAATTAAAACAAGGAGGCTTTATTGCAAAGGGTTGTGGTAAAGTCATGAACGATAGACGTAAAAAAACAAGGATGTATTAATGTCGAGAGAAAGTTTTGAAGACACAGAATTAGAAATAGAAGATCAAGGCACAGGTGCTTTACCTGAAGCTGTAGATACTGTGGTTGATGAAGATGAAAATGTAATTGCAGGTGAAGTTCCACCTGAAGCACCAGTTGAATCTTTTTATACAAATCTTGCAACTGTCCTTGATGATCAAACACTTTCGAAAATTGGAAACGATTTAGTATCTGATTATGAACAAGATAAAAGATCAAGACAAGAGTGGGTAGATTCTTATGTTAAAGGTTTAGATCTTTTAGGTTTTAAATATGAATCTCCAAGCAGACCGTTTCTTGGTGCAGCAGGTGTAACTCATCCACTTCTTGCAGAATCAGCTACACAGTTTCAAGCACAAGCAATAAAAGAATTATTACCATCAGACGGACCAGTTAGAACAGAAGTCGTAGGCGCACAGACTGATGAAAAGATAGACCAAGCTGGTAGAGTAAAAGATTACATGAATTATATGATCATGAACAAAATGGAAGAGTATACTCCTGACATGGATCAGATGTTATTTATACTACCTCTTACAGGATCTACTTTTAAAAAAGTTTACTTTGATCCAGTAATGAATAGAGCATGTGCTAAGTTTATAAAAGCAGAAGATTTAGTCGTACCTTACAATGCAACTGATTTATCAGATGCAAGTAGGATTTCTCAGATTGTTCAAACTTCTGAAAACGATTTGAGAAAATTACAAGTTTCGGGATTCTATAGAGACATAGATCTTCCGAGACCAGTTTATAAACAGGATAAAGTCCAAGAAAAGATTTATGAACTGGAGGGCGTGTCCGCAAATGATGGACGGGATCGTGGAGGGTTATATAATTTAGTAGAGGTTCATACTAACTTGGATATTCCAGGTTACGAAGATCCTGATGGAATAAAAGTTCCATATATAGTAACTGTAGACGAAGACTCTAGAAAAGTCTTATCTATTTACAGAAATTACAAAGAAGATGACCAGTTTAAAAAACCTAAACAATACTTTGTGCATTATAAATTTTTACCAGGACTTGGATTTTATGGTTTTGGTTTGATACACATGATCGGTGGTTTATCTAGAACTGCTACTTCTGCATTAAGACAATTATTAGATGCAGGAACTTTATCTAATTTACCTGCTGGATTTAAATCTAGAGGACTAAGAATAAGAGATGATGCAGAACCATTACAACCAGGAGAGTTTAGAGATGTAGATGCACCTGGTGGAAACATAAAAGATCAATTTCAATTTTTACCATTCAAAGGCCCTGATGCTACACTTTTTCAATTATTAAACTTCTGCGTAGAGTCAG